ATAACTAACTGTTTGTCTTTGGCGTAGTCTTGAATCGTCATTTTTTCTTACCGATGCTGTACTTAGCAACTAACTCCCATTCGTCTTTGTCTTTGTATGGCAGAATCTTAATCTGCGACAAAGGTGCCACTGGTTCTTGGGTTTTATTAGCGTCTACCACTCCAATCAAATCCCACTCTTCAAGTAGCTTAACAATCGTATTTCTACGTGCTTGGTCTTCTTCTGAAAAGTTGTTAATTTTGCCATCAAGCATAAACAGTTCTTTGAAGTGAACGATGTAATATTTGCCTTGCTTGTGTAGGATATGACAAGACTGGTAAAGCTTCTTGTCTTTCTTTGAGGCAATCCCTATGCGTGTTAGCGTCTCTTTAATCTTAAGAAAGCTTTCATCATTTGGCAGGGTGACCTCGACTAGACTATTTACTAGATCCATTATTAATACCACCTGTTTGTAATTGTTGTTCCATAAATTTAATTTGGTCACTGGACAACAAAGATAGGTAGTCTCTCCCAACTCTGCGATTGCATTTATAATACGCACACACAATTTCTAAATCTTTGTCACCAGCATCTTTAACCCATTTCGCCCATCGCTTCTTAGGTCTTATACTATTTAGTAAAAACTCATATTGAGGGCGCTTGTCAAGATGATAGTTCAAATTCATCAGATTTGCGTGTAGTATTGTGTCAGGATAGTAGGACAACGCCTTGTTAACAAAGTAGGCATTGTAATCTTTCTCTGCGAGTTTGTCATTCTCAGAATCTCGCATCATATTCTTTTTCGATGTGGTAATCGTATTTACATAATCAAATGGACTGGTCATCGTCAAACCTCAAATTAGAAGTGTCTAACTGCACTGCGCAAGCATCGCACACGAAGGCTTTATCAGAACCTTCGGCGTGACGATATTCTATAACAGCGCACTTGTCTTTGTCAACCTCAGAATCACAGAGTAAGCAATTAGCTTTCTTGTTGTGTAGCTCTATTAGCTTTTGCATCCAACTCATGATACAACTTACTCCATCGCTTCAATTTCTCTGCTTTGACCATGCTACGTTGATAAATCTCTTCTTCAGTTGCAAGACCATGATCAATAATCAAGTCAATCATACAGAACACATCACCAACTTCTTCAATCAGTTTCTTACGGTCTTCTTCTTTAATATCAACGATACGTTTGTACTTACGGATAGTCTTACTACATTGCTGTGTAAGCTCACCGCACTCTTCCATTGTAATAACCATTAGTTCTTGTAACAGATTCATTTCCAGTCACACTCCGCCATCAAAGTCGCCATAGCGGCAACACGGTTAATCTCAGGGTTTGCGACAAACGCTTCTTTGTACTGATACTCAGCAAGAATAACAATAGCATCTGCAACGCTCTGTGTGCTACCAACTTTAGTCGGCAATGCGTCATAGATTTGACGATACAGAACAGAACTTTCAACGTCTGTGTTCTCTGCAACCCACTTGCGCATTTCAGTGAAGTTACGCTCTTTCATGTAAGCAAATAGCGTATTAAGATTACCGTCAGAGTGATTGCTTAAGATGCCAGCATCAATGCGACCAGTAGAAGCATAACGCTGTAGTTCGTTAAGGACTCGACGCCAATCTGGGAAATAAGCCTTGACCAACTCAGCAACAGCACCGTTATCATATTCGACATTTTCATCATCTAGGATTCCCTTTACACGTTTGTAGAATTGACCTGCAATCTGCGTCTTCTCAGCATTTGGAATACTGAACTCAATAACACTACAACGAGAGTGCAGTGGTTCAATGATACGATTCTTAAAGTTACAAGTCAGAATAAAGCCACAGTTCTTACTGAACTCTTCCATAAAGTTACGAAGAGCGGGCTGAGTAGACTGTGCGTTTAGATAGTCTGCTTCGTCTAGTATTACATACTTACGACCACCAGAGAATGATACAGACGATGCAAAGTTGGCAATCTCAACACGAAGAGTATCAATATTACCATTCATAGAGCCGTTGATTACAATGTAGTCAGAACCCATCTCTTCAAGCATAGCCTTTGCGATGGTAGTCTTACCAACACCAGCACGACCAGAAAGAATCAGATTAGGTACGTTGTCTTGATCAACGAATTGTTGAAAAGTCTTCTTCAGACCGTCTGGCAGAATAGTGTCACGCACTTTCTTAGGACGATACTTTTCAACCCACAAGAAGTTATCTTGCATATTTCACCTCATAATATAGTTATCAGTCACGACATAGTATATCGAAAAAAGGGGGCTGTTGTCAAGCCCCCTTTTAGTCTTAAGCTTCTTCTGCAGGAGCTTCTTCTGCAGGAGCTTCTTGCAACTGACCAGTTGCTTTTGCATACTCCACGAACTCGGCAAAGCGACCTCGAATAGTACCCACTGCCTGCAGTTCGTCACCACGAAACGCTCCACGCTCCGAACATGCATCGATAATGCGAACAACTGCCGCAATATCAGTGATAGCCAGACCCGGCGCTTGCTCTTGCTCAGGCGCAGTGCCTTGAGCTTGCTGTGTTGCTTTAGCGATCTCCTGCGCTTGCTCTTTAGTCAGTGCAGTTTCAGTCACTGTAGTTTCTTCAGCCATTACGATAAACTCCTTAGTTTGTTAATTAACGTGCTTCAATAGCAATCCAATATTGGACCTTGTTCGATTTGAAATGCGCCATACCTTTAGAGGACAAGGTAACCTCATAGTCGGCTGGCATAAGTTTGAGATTGTCTGTCTTAATGTACATATTGAAGTCAGACGCATCTACATCTTCAGCGACAACTACATTGTAGGTATCGCTTGACGGATTCTTACTATCAACTGCCGCCAGTGTAATAGTAGAGCCGTCACACTTAAAGACCACTTCTGGTAGACCAAGAACGCCTGCGGCTCGAATAACGCCTTCTAGGTCTTCCCAAGTGACTTTAACTGTTGCATCTGGACTTGGAACTTGAATGTCTTTCTCAGGAGGTGTGACAATCATCTGTTCGCTTGTGTAAGTATACTTTGTAGTCTTACGTCCAGAGCTAATTTCGAACTGATTGTTACCAAACGCAACATCAGGTTCGTCAAACAACGAAAGAGTTGAGAGAAAACGATTCACGTCATAGACACCTGCAGTTGTATCAAACGTCTCTTCAACTGTGGCGGCTGCCATGACAGTCTTCTGAGGCGAGATAGTTCGTAGTGTCTGTCCTGGTTTGAATAGTACACTTGGGTTGATTGACGCAAAGTTTTTCAAAACACTCAAAGTTTCATTGCTAAATTTCATCATAATATCCTCAAATAGTGTTGTTACTTGTTCTTCATAATATCAGAAAGCGAAGGGTTTGTCAATGGTTTTTTTGCTTTCTTGTTCAAATAGTGCTTTTCATTTGAAGTCTTATTAGCAGTAGGTGAACTGTTAATAGATGCAATGTGACCCAAGCTACCGCTGAAGATATATGTACCAACGTGCTTCAGTTGCATCCAAGGGCATACCCAAACTTTCAGACCAATCTTACGTGCATACTGACTGAACATGTAGTCCTCAGATAGATAGCGATTACTCTCAGGATCGATCACACAGTCAAAGAATGCAGTAATTTGATTACTACCATCGAAGTGTGCTGTACGTGCATGATCAGGAGTATACTTCAGTTCTGGGTAAGCTTCTGCGTACTTCACCAGTGCTTTACGGTCAATCATCATGAAGCCCGTACCACCTTCTTTGATTTCAGCCATCTCGCCTACTTTCATTTCTTTCATACCACCAACTGGGTTGAACACGTAGTCACCAACATAGTTCTCAAGGTCAAACGGATTCTGATCAGCTTTACCTTGCTTAACTGCAGAAGTAATTTTCTCCCAAGCAATAGTCTTTTTAGGGTAAGGACCAGTGACGATATCATAGCCTTTATCACTGTCACATGCGTATAAAAGTCGTAGAACGTCTTGTGCATCAAAGCCAATGTCACTATCAATGAACATCATATGCGTGTAATTAGAACGCAGAAATTCATCTACGCAATAGTTTCGTGCCCGTGTGATAAGAGATTCGTTGAAAAGATAATATACGCCAAACTTGATTCCATGCTTACCGCAGAAGTGCGACAAATCTGAGATTGATTTAGTATAAAGACCGCCCGCCATGCCACCATACATTGGTGTTGCAATGAATAAACTCTTGTCTTTTAAGTCTTCTAATTTGATCTTTGTTTCAAAATTCATAGGTGCAGTCATTCACATCATCCTCTATTCTTAAATTCTTCAGCACGATCAAGTTGGTCTTTGATCCATTTTGCGCACTGTTTAGCAGTCAAAGCTTGTTCGGAAACAGCAGGCATACGATCATCTTCACCGATGCCACGAATGACAGATGTGGATAGCATCATAGCACCAGCCATGATCATACAAACTTGATGAAGACCAGAACCGTCAGACCCATCATCATAATTATGTCCACGCTCAAAGTCATCAATGTGACGTTTGAGGCTGTCAATCATCTGTTGCCAGGGCAAGCCCTTTTCCCAGTTTCTGTCAGAGTATTTATATGCGCCATACTCAAGTGCCGCCGCACCAGCCGCCAAAGATTCTAACGGAAGTTGCTTAAAATAAGGTACACCAAGTGCTTCACGCTCTGCACCAGTCTTTGATGCAGGATGCTTACGCTCTTTAGCACTTGCTTTGTCCCACTCTTCAGGTGTTACATCATCAATAGAGTTACGCTGTGGAAACCCAATATCTTCTATAGTGTCAAACATTTTATCTCTCATAATCTATCTCTCAACTTGTTCAAGGTCATGCTCTGCCCGAGTAATAGCTTGCAATCTCAATATATCTGCGGCAACATCATGACGACTATCGTGCCCAACGAATGCACTGTCCCAATAGTCAGTATCAGCAACTGGAACAAACCCGTTCTTCGTTTTAAAGTCAAACTTAGCATCAATATACGTTCTCATGTCACGTACACGCCACCAAGGCAAATACTGATTGAACAATTGATGTTGACCTGTCTTGTGCATAATACGTTCAATCAACACAGGATCGAATGTATTGCCACGTGACCACCAGTATTCAATCTTACCTTGTTCTCTCAGATATGCGAATATATTAGCACAAAACTCATCCATTGTCAAGTCATCTTCACGTGGTTTTAGATTAGCTTGCGCTTCTTTAGACTGCGACTGCCACCACTTCAAGTCTTCTTTTGTAAATGAGCAACCGTCATCCATCTGAGACTTAACGTCAAGTTTGTTTACGACAATCATAGAAGTCAACTCTTCAAATGAATACGGATCATTTACAAATCGATCCCATTCAAAGGTTGTCCATGCAATGTCAATGATCGGGCAGACCATTACGTTCTGCCCGATTGTTTCAATATCAAAAATGAAGTCTTGCTTCATACTGTCTCCAATTGTGAAAGAATCATCTCTTTGTAGTCATGTGCATTTGTGTCTTGCATACGGCGATTGTGTTCAGCACTGATAACAACAAGGTTGTCATACTCGCTCTTACCACCTTTAGAGTGTGGAATCACATGCCCACCTTGTGCAGTCTTCATGTCAAGTGGTTGACCGTCGACCCAGCATTTGTAACCTTGCTCTGCAAGCTTTAGTTCAATCATCTCACGTGAAAATGTGCGAGACTTATCTAGAGTCAATACAGTAGCATCTTCTAGGTTAAACTCTTCTAAGAACCATTTGATAGAGTTGTCAATTTTCCACTGTACTTTGTACTCACCAAGGTAGCCATGAAACGCTTCGTAGATAGTACGATTGTTCTCTACAATCTCGGTACGTAGTGGACGCTGTGGATTGAACACGTTATACGCACGTTCAAACTCTTTCCAAAATGCAACGAAGTCTTCGACCTTGAAGTCACCGTAGGTTTCTTTGAAGTAGAAGTAAATGCGTGACATCATTACAACATGCTTGTTCAACAGACCACGACCAACTTTTGATTTACGCTGTACGGCTGCTTTTAGCATAAAGTCTAGTAGAGCTTTTAGCTTCTTCTCAAGCTTCGCAACTTCTTTCTCAGTGAAAGGTGTTTTGTACATCTCTTGCAACTGATCAAACGATGCTGTTGTTGGCTTCTCACCAGACCAGATCATATAGACCAAACGTGCTACAAGCTCATCAATCTTCAAACGATCATTGGTGAATGCAATGTTCTGATAGATTTCGTTGCCAGAGTTAGAGTAGTACATATTGAAAAGAGCATGGCAAGAGTTATCAACACCAGATACTACACGTGAAGTCTCACGAATCAAGTTCGCAAGCGGAATGTCACCGAAAGAGTTTAGAAACTCTTGCTGGTTCACAGGTGTAGTAGTATTTGTCTTCTGAAAGATATCTGCTTTATCTGCTACGCTCAAATCACCGTAGTTACCGTAGACAATGAAGCGTAGACGATAGTTCATGAACTGCGCTCGTTGCTCATCTGTCAAATCACGGCAATACTTCTCACCGAACTCAGATGTACGAAATGTAGGAAACTCGTTGCGCAAGAAGCCAAGAATAGCCCGCATACGGTGCCCACCATCAGCACACTCAGCTTGATAAGTTGAGTCTGAAGTCTTCACAATCTTCACCTCACCAACGTCACCGTTAGAGAGAATGCTTGCGATAATGTCTTGTGATTTTGATGCTTTCTTATCGCCAATCGCATTTTTTACTGTAGCAGGTCGCTGCCCGACAGGATTGACGTTAATGTTTGCAGATGTAAGAAAAAATTCTGCGATAGTCTGGATTTGGAAGTCCCAAGTTAGTCGTTCATTCATCATAGCATATTACTCCTCTTTTGCTATTAAGATGCACTCTCACACTTTTGCTCTGGCGCATCTGATACATAATATAAAGCATTCTGACACATTTGTCAAGGGCTTTTTTAGGCTAGTTTCATTTTTTTCACAATCTGTTGAAACTGACGCATCATCTTAGCTTCAATTCCTTGAATGCGACACGCTGACAGATTATGTTCTTTAGCAAGTTCAGAAAGACTTACGTTGTAGGCAACACGGTCAATAAAGATTTGCAGATTACGATCAAACTGTTCACGGTAGTCACGGTTTGTTTTGCTCTTCATCACTTCGAAGACTTTTTGCAAATCTAATTTCATGTCAACTTTGTTCATAAGAAACCTCTCTTCGTTACATATACTGTATAGCATATTAGAAGAGAGGTTGCAAGGGCTAATTTGGCTTTTTGCCAAATTATTTTATGGCAATCGCACCGACAAACAAATGGTTCTGCCAGAACGTTTGTACTGAGTTGAAGCCAGCGATACTCAACATACTGTTTAGCTCTGACCAAGTGTTTGGCTTCAGCATATTGCGTAGCGTCTGTTCTTTGTTCATAATGTCTTCAGGCTCAAACGATTCACGCTTGAAGTCATAGTACATGAACGTTAGCATGTCTTGAACCTTTGGGCTACACGAATATGTCTTCTCTGCGAATACAAAAGCACCACCTGGGTTTAGACCTTCGTAGATGTTGTTTAGAACCATCTGCCGATCTTTATGCGGCATGAACTGTAGAGTGAAGATAGAAGTAATCATAGAACAATTATAGAAATCAAACTCTCGAACATCGCCTTGATTCAAGTCTAGCTCTGGATACTCTAACATGCGTTGATCCATAGCTTCGACAAAGCCATCTGCATAGTCAATGCCGCAGTAGTATGCTTCTGGTGCAAACTCTTTATTTTGATCATACATTGCGGCTAGTGTCTTACCAGTTGAACACCCAATGTCAACTACGTAAGTGTTGTCTTCTACGAAGTATTTTGACATTTTAACAATGTCATCGTGTAGCGTTGAATAATGTCGAATGCTTTGGTCGATATGATTATCAAAGCCTTCTTGACGGTGTGCAAATGTAAAATCACTCATTGTGTAGCCTCATTATATGGTTTCAATACTTTCTCATAGATGGAATCAGCGAGTGCTGCCATCATCTTGGGTGCCACCATTCGACCAATGCGCTCTGCTTGCTGATCGAATTCGCCAGTAAGAATATAATCTTCTGGAAGTGACATTATACGCTTCAATTCTTTGATTGTCAACTTACGATTCTCTGCATAGTGAAATACACCAGACAAACCTTTCTTCTGACCTTGTTGTGTCAGTGTTGGGCATGGTAGATGCGGCGCAGGACGAATCATGTTAAAACAAGATGCTTTGGGATTCCAGTCACGAAACTCTTTATCACTTGGCTTCGTATGCTTCTTAGGACGAAACGGTAGCGGGTCAAGAAACTTCTTCTGAAACGAACCTTCATAGTAGTCACGTAGCATCTTAACTTCTTCTGGATCATTCTCAATATCTTCGATAGCAGACTCAAGACTGATATGCGCACCAAAAGGCTCTGGGAATACGCTAGTGAGATTGAGAACGTTTAGACCGATAGCATCTGCTACGTCATCACGAATACAGACAAAGATAGTGCGTTCACGTCCTTGTGCCACACCGTAATCTGCCGCATTCATTACTTGATACGTAACTTGATACCCGAGGTTTTCAAACGAATTAATGAACTCAAACAACTTCTCACGGGCTTCACCAAATGTGATACCCTTTACATTCTCTGCTACAATAACCTTAGGTTTGATATCTTTTGCGACACGAATGTACTCAAGGAACAAGTCTTCAATACCCTCTTGAATTTTGTCATCTGAGTACTTCTTAATACCTTCTTTGACTACAAGCTCACCCTCACGAATGATTTCACCGTCTTCGTTAAAGTAAGTCTTGCGAGTGTCTTTCTGATAACCAACCCAACCCTTCTCACGTTTACCTGCAACTGAGAATGCAGAACAAGGCGGTGAGCCGTCTAGAATGTCTAGCTCACCTTCTTTGATACCAGCCATAGACAAAAAGTCTGCACCACTATACTTCTTGATATCATCAACAAGAACTGGTGTGTCTGGGTAGTTCTCTTTGTAAGATGCAATCGCTTCTTCTACGAACTCATTGATAAGTAGGATATTACCACCGGCAAGGCGATAACCAGTGCTACTACCACCACCGCCTGCAAAACAACTAACAACTGTAAATCGTGCTTCCGCAGATTTTTCTTTAACTTCTTCAACTGTATAAGGTTCATAATTCATTTTTGCCTCAAAATAATTTTGGACCGACGTTCTGCCAGTCACGCACTAAATCCATAACTCGACCTCTATTATACAAGTTTACATCAGGATTGTCAAGTAGGGATTCAAATATTTCTGGTACACCAGCGGCAAGTTGTAGACTCTCATGCTTACGCACTTTGATTTCTTTGAACTCAGGAAATGCTTCTACTACAACGTGCTTCTGATATGGCTTGTTCATCTCAAACCAATCAAACTGATACATGTACTCTTTGACACGCTGATCCATGTAAGGTGCAACAAAACGCTTGCTGTACTGTTCTGATAGCATGTATTGTTGATTGATACCCACTACGTTCTCTGCACCAAAGTAGCCGTCACGAAACTCATCAAACTTTTCTTTAGGCTCTTTGAAGTGTAGCGCACAACGCTTAGACAACCCATAATAGCCGTCAGCACCCCATCCAGACAGCACCACAGACTCCTGGATGCGAGGGTACACATATAAGAAGGGAAATGTACATTCTACTTGTGTCTTCTTTTTGCAACCGTATCTATTGATAAGGTCCATGAAGTCTTCTTTCAGTAAATCAATAGGCACGTCTACTGCTTCGACCTGCCAACCAAAATGATCAGCAACGTCCATAGCATGTTGTGCATCTTTACTGATTACGCCATCAACGTACATCGTATATGCAGTAATCTTTTTACCTAGCCGATGTGCGCAAAAGGCGACGGACTGACTGTCAACGCCACCTGAGAGAGTTACAGCAACTTCATCTTCTGGAACTTGCTCTTCAACTATCTCTGTCAGTATTTTGTCTATCATATATTCTTCGCCTCAATTCACTTGATGAAAAGTCGTGGTCACGCTTGTTGAAATACAAACGTATGCCGAGTCGGTCGCATAGTTCTCGACCAGTAAACTCAACATCTTTATACTCCTCACCAAGTATTCTAACGTCTATTGTATACGATTTTAGTATCTCTGTCAAGTCTTTTTCGAAATAATATGGAATTATTTCATCGACGTACTTGACTGCTGATAGTTGAATGTAGCGTTCTACGACACTCTGTATGGGCTGGTTCTTCTCAATCCTGTCTATACTAGGATCAATCTGTAGCCCACAAATGAGATAGTCACACTGCGACTTTGCTTCTTTGAGCATTGCAATGTGACCTGCGTGTAGTAAGTCAAACGCTGAGGCTGTGAAGCCTACAACTCTTTTAGTATCACCCATGTGTGTTTCCAATCGTCAACCTCATATGATTCTGGTATAATTTGCGATAGAAGATAGTCATTGCCACCTGGCTGTATTTTATCACCGAAGAAAATAAGTCTATCTTTTGGAGTGAAGTCTTGGATGATTTGCTCTTTACCGTTACCCATGCGTGTGATATCGATACCAGTCTGACCAGCTACATTTGCTTCATAGCCTTTACGATTGAACGTCTCATTGAACTCTTTTGCTATCATTTCACGCTCACCTGTCTCTGCATCATGTAGCGTGTATTCAATGCGCTGTTCTTGTAAGCATGGTCGACCAACAATAGAGAAGTTAATTAAACCGGGTCGAACTTCAATCTGACCGTCATCTGCTACATCTTTAAACGAAGAGTTGTCAAAATGATGTTGAAAGAACTCTAGCATTTCTTCTGTAAGCTCTATTGTATTACTACGAATATGTCTGTCGCCTTCCCAAACATCGTTACCTGAACACTGATAAACTCGTTTACATTGATGATAGATTGGTTCACCTAACTGTGATACAGTATCTTTTCTTGATCCACCAGTGACTAAAAATACTGAGTTTGCTTCACAGAATCGATGAAACCAAGCCCCAAACTTTCTATCAATATGTCCACGGCTTGGCGTCAACGTACCATCTACATCAAAAATAAAACTAGGTTTCTGCATTTTGCTCAATTTGCTTTCTTAAAGTTTCAAGCTCATCTTTGACTAAAAGCTTTTCTTTTTTGAGTGCAGTGATAAACTTATCTGGTGCTTTCTCTGCTTCTAGTACTTCAACCTTTTCATGCAAGCTTTTATGCTTGCTTTCAAGGAATGCAAGTGTTTTTGCTTGCTTCTTATCATACATCTCATACTCCTATGCGGCAATTCTACTAAAGTTCTTGACTTTTTCGAATTTGATTACATTATCAAACTTCTCATACAACTGATCACCCTTGTGACTAATGATAAAGATGTTTGAGTCTACGGTCAAATCATTGATGATTTTAAGGAACTCTTCTGTGCCTGCATTATCAAGGCTTGAGTCCATAATCTCATCCATGATTAAAAGATTGGTCGATACTGAGTTACGTAGTTTCGACACGGCTCGCCACGTAAATAGTAGAGCGAGGTCAATACGTAGCTTTTCGCCTTCGGAGAAAGAAGAGTAAGAAAACACATCACGAAAGCGGCTCTTAATAGTTTCATTAAAGTTCTCATCTAGTTCAAATTGCACAAAGAAATCCATAGATGCAAGATACTTGTTAATCAACTTGTTCATCACAGGAACATACTGTTTAATAATACGTGTCTTGATGCCACCATCTTTTAACATTGATGCAACTATACCAAGCATCTCTTTGTCTTCAAATAACTGATTCTGCTTAGTATGATAAGTTGTCAACTCATCTACAAGTGCTTGAATAGAGGATGTGTCAATAGCTTCTACTGACTCCTCTGCTTCAGTCAGTTCTTTTTTGATTGACTTACAGACATTCATCGCCATCTTATAGTTAGCGTTATGCTCAGACATTTCTAGGTTCTTACTAGTAATCTCTGACTCAACTGTGTCAATCTCTTCAAGGCGCTCGTTTACACTTCTAAATCGATCTTCGAGTTGCTGTTTTGCTTCTTCGATTTCTTTGGTTTTTGCAGTAGCGCCGCTGATTGTCTCTGCTTTGAATTCATGTTCGATACCCTGTCTACAGGTTGGACAGTTGTCGTGGTCTTCGTAGAATTGAATATCCTTGCGAAGGCGGGCAAGTTTGGTGGCAAGTTGACCATCGATTTTCTCCAGTTCACTAAGCTTTTTCTTCATAACAGGTTTGTCTGCTACACTTTCTGACAATGCTTTAACTTCATCCATCAAAGCATCAACTGCAGATTGCTCAGTTTCAATTAGAGCAATCTGTTCCCGTAGCTTCTCTTTGAGCTTGGCTACTTCGTCTTCACGTAACTGTCGAATAGACTCATTGTGCGTTTTAGCACTCTCTATCTTATTATTTAGGAGATCGATCTGGTATTTGATTTCTTGTATCTCATCTCTGTTACCAGTCACTTTCTCTTTCAGTAGAGTGTTCATGACAGTAAAGATTTGAATATCAAGTAAGTCTTCAATGACTTCACGACGATGCTTTGCACTCAACTGCATGAATGGTACGAATGTGCTAGAACCAAGAACGACAACTTGACCAAACGACTTGAAGTTTAGCTTCAGAATGCTCTCTTCAAGATATGCTTGATAATCACGTGCTGCCGCATCTTGATTCAGCAACTCTCCATCTTTCCAAATCTCAAAGACAGAGGGCTTGATGCCACGCTTCACAATGTAATTGTTTCTACCAATAGTAAACTTGACTTCGACTTGCAAGTCTTTCTGATTGATAGAGTTAACTAGCTGTGGCTTGTTGATTTTACGAAATGGCTTGCCGTACAAAGCAAAGCAAATGGCATCAAGCATAGTTGATTTACCCGCACCGTTGTCACCAACGATAAGAGTAGATTTGTTCTTATCTAGTTCAATCTCTGTCCAAGCGTTGCCTGTAGAGAGAATGTTTTTATAGCGGACCGACCGAAAGTTGATCATATACTAATAGCCTCATTATAAAGTTCACGCAAGAACTTTTCAATCTTCACTTTATCACCCTTGACCTCTAGATTGTCAACGTACTGCTTTAGAATTGTCATAGTGTCTTGGGCTTCATCTAGCAGTTCGTCTTCATCAATCACATCAAGATTTTGATGATCTTCTACTACTTTGATATCAAAAGCACCAGACTGTTGCAGTCTGTCTAAAAACAAGTCAAAGATATATGGGTTTGTCTTCTCTCTTACTATAACCTTTATGAACGTGTTTGTCAAGCCCGAAGTGTCCAAATTTGCAACATCTTCGATAGTCATGTCAACATCGTCATACATGATTTTGTGAAAGATTCTGTGTGGATTTGGCACATGTGTCATAGTGCGAGTGTCTGTATCAAATACATTGAACCCACGCTTCTGACCTTCATCTGCCCATGTCATCTCATACTGCGCACCAAGATATGTAATGTTACCGTGTGATGATGGTTGATGAAAGTGACCTGAATACACTGAGTCAAACTTAGAGAACACGTTACGATCCATGCCGTGATCACAAAGATGTCCCTTGTCCATCTCATAGCCAGTGATTTCGAAGTGACCCATCAGAATCTGTGCTTTAGTATCAGCGAATGCTTTCATAGAAGAATCGTAATTCTCAGCACAAATCCAAGGCGACAACATAATCTGACACCCATCAAAGTCGAACTCTACAGGATCATTCCAGAATAGCTTAATATTATCATAGCTAGAATTGTCGTAGAGTTGACGTAAACTATTGACTTCGTTTGTGTTCTTATAGAACGTATCATGGTTACCAGCAATAACATATAGCTGAATACCTTCTTCATTGCAAATCTTGAAGAAGTTCTCATGCATATTCTTCGCAGTAACATAGTTGATATACTTGCGTCGGTCTGTCAAGTCACCTAAGTGAAAGATAGTCGTAATGCCATGCTCTTTCAGATAGGGAAAGAATACCTCTCTGTGAAACTTAATGATATGGTCTGCGATTGCCGCATTATCATTTCTTGCGCCCCAATGTGTATCATTCAGGATTGCGATCTTCATTCACGTTGTCCTCATCATAAAATTTTTCAAGACCTTTTGAGCGTTTGACTGCTTGCTTGCGTTTCGTTTCAATTCGTTGCTCATAATTTGAAACGAAATCGTTCATGTAGTCATTGTTCAAATCAATGTATTGTGCATCACCAGCCGCACCGTCTTCTTTATCTACGGCTGTTCCATGAATCACAGAACTCTCTGTTACTTTATGTTTGATATAGAGTTGCTTCTTCTCTTTGTCAATGCGACGAAGAAAAGCGTACCAGATAATCTGTGTGAAATATGCGAAAGGGTTCTTAGACTTTTCTGGGTTGAAGTTACCTAATGCTTGAATAGCATTCTCAAGTCCATCACTAATCATTTCTTCTTTGTAAGTGTAACCAGAGAAGTTGGGCTTAGTCGCAAGTCGTGTAGCAATCTGATAGATGCACTCGCCAATATAATTGGGTATCTTAGGATGTGGCTCACCCGATTCGTCTGCATCAGCACACTCTTCTTTGTACTTGACGATAGCTTCTAAAAACTCTGGATTGTTTACGTAATTTCTTTTTTGTCTAGGTTTATTCATAGCAACTCCTGCACTTTCACATATTTGTACTAATATAACACAATCTTGGGCATTTGTCAAGTACTAATATAAATCCCAGAAACCTCTTGACAAACGCTCTCAGCCATGGTATAATCATATTATGGTTTAAAGAATAATATTAATGTTTTGTTGATGTTTTATTTTCTAAGACGGCATTAAACATTTCTTCAAGCTCTGACATATACTCGGTGTCTTCAACATATTCTCTTAAAGTTTTTTCTTTCTGAGGTTCATGCTGTCGCATAAACTCTTCGTAGTAGTATATAGCTTTCTCACTAGCATCGTCAAATAGGAGGATATCGTCTTTTGAAAGAGCGACCATATCACTCCTTGCTAAGAAGTTCCAAGCTTTAGCGAAGAACCCGTGTTCGGGATCAACATCAATAGATACAGGATTCTCAATGGTGATGAACTCTTGTTCATCGTGCGTAAGCACCGCTACGATATCTTCACCATTTTTTAGTTTGATAGCAACGTATTCTGGCATCTTTTTATCCTTTAATGTCTATATTATATATCTTGAATTCAAAACCAGATTCTGAGTAGATTTTTACTCGCTCTTTAAAGTGACGTACTGCAAAGTTTTCTTTCGACTTCCATTGTAAATCATCAACTATATCATAGAGTGTTGCTTCATCTTTTCCATTGCCCTTACGTAAAACACGACCAATAGACTGAAGATTGCGAATTTTAGACTTAGAAGGGCTAGCAAAAATAATGTTGTCAAGGCGCTTAATATTAACGCCAGTAGAAAAGGTGCCATAACTAGCCAGAATAATGTTGTCGCTAGTAGACTCAGCAATCTTTCTAACTTGCTCTCTTGTGTCCGCATCAACTCCTCCATGAATAAAGTGAACTTGTTTGTCTTCTTTCTGTAGCATGGGTTCAAGTGTGCGACCGTGCTTATCAACAAACTGAAATAGAATCAGAGTATTACCTTCGAGTGACCATGCAAGATTTCGAATGAATTTGTTACGTGCTTCACTGCGCACAATCCAATCTATCTCTTCTTGATAGGTCTTATTCTTATTTAGTTGTCTTATTTCATGGGGGTATGAGAGTACAAGTGCTTTGATATTGAACTCTGCAAGCGTACCATCATCAATCAACTTCTTAGTCTCTGTGACTTGTTTCACTGGACCGAACAGACCTTCTAGAACAAGCTTATGAGTTTGACTGTCATCAAGTGTACCAGTGAAGCCATAACGATACTTGATGTGCGGTGTCTTTTCAAGAACTTTTGTCAAAGACTTTGCTTTAAACAAGTGCGCTTCGTCACCAATCACAACATCAAACTGTTGATACCACTGCTTTGGTAGCTTGTAGATAGACTGCCAAGTTGTGACTGTATAGTCTGCTTGTACAGTCTTATCAGCACCAGCCATAATCTTGTGAATGTCAAGCTTTCGATTCTTATTGTATTCTGTAAAGTCAGAAGCCATCTGAGAGACAAGAGACGTAGTTGGTACTACAATAAGAACCTTACGCCCTTGCTCTACATGATAGCGTGACAAGAGATAGATAATGAATGATTTACCAGATGCAGTCGGAGACAAGAAGAGAGTGCGATTGTTAAACAATGCGTGTGCTACTGCATCATTCTGATAATCACGTGGCTCAAATGCACTATCAAACTCTTTCGCTAAGTCATAGCCAGCGTTTTCGTGATACGCTGTTTCTGGTAGAAGACTATCTTCAACTTCAATCGGATAGTCTCTGTCTTTACAGAACTTAATAACATACGGAAGCAGTCCTGCGTATACAAGACCTGTCATTGCGTTGAATAGCCTTATTTTCCCGTCCCAAACCCGATTCTTGTATGCGGGCATGAACTTATATCCTGGGACGTAAAATTCAAAGTATTCGCTAAGACCCATCTTCACATCTGGCTCTGCCATGATCTGAATATAGACCTCATCAACTTTTCTGACATTCACTTCGTACATTACATAGCTCCGGTTCTAAACCTTTCCCAGTCTACGATTGTTTTCAACTGGAATCCTCTATTATTTATCTGCTTGATAATAGACTCCAAATAGTTCACTTTCTCTTCTTGCATACCAATCTTCAGAGTTGTACCAATGATATCGTCATCAGCATCAATGTGTGTAGGTATGTCTTGTCGAAGAATTTTTAGTGGCTGTGGCTGCCATCCGTATTCTCTTAGCTCATCTACATCAAGCTCACCTTTATAGTATTGCTCTTTGAGTAGACGTAGCTTCTTGTACTCGCCACGAAGCTTTTTAAGCTTCATGCCTTCTTCCATATAGATACGAAAATACTTGTTGTGAAGTTTTGGAATGTTAGCAGACTCTTTTGAGATGTTCGTCTGATCAATCTCACAGTCTTTCGCCCATAGTTCATAAATTTCTTCTATCTTCATTTTTCACCTTTTCTACGTAGACTTGTAGTCTTCGTAGTATACCATTGTTTAGTCAGTTTGTCAATTATAAATTGTTATTGATAGAGAATGACGAATATCTAAACGTCAAGTCCATAGTTGGTGGTTCAACATCAGTCTGGTCGATTGCTAATGAGATACCACTAATATTAGTTGGGAACATATCTTTAAACGTGAATTGTATGTTTGGGTTCTTACTGTTTGTCATAACAGTTAGTGTACCATCAGAGTATAGACCATCGCCATCTAGAATCTGTGCATACTGATCAAAGCTCTCTGGCTTAGTGATACCGATTAACCAGTTCCAAGTTTCAATGTATCCTAGCATGTTCTCATCGACACGACACGTCAATGTCAAGTCTCCGAATGCAAGCTTATCACCAGGACGATAGATTGTCTTGAATGGGGTAGCTTGCTCAGTAGCACCAGAAGATAAATCTGGCAACTGAACAGCCTGCACAAAGAACTCGACATTTGGTAGTCGATTCATTGTGAATCTAAATTCTGTTGGATTTAAAAAGTTCTGAATTGCCATAGCATCCTCACGTTTCTGATAATACTATTTATACGCATAAAAAAGGGGCGCCCGAAAGCGCCCCAAGTGTCCGATTGAAATCGGCTTCTTATTATAGAAGGTTAGTGATAAGTGAACGTCTGTAGTAAACGTTGCTGTTGTTTGTAAGACCAGCATCACCATCGCTGTCAGCCCACGCTGTAGCACCTTTTGCGAATGGGTTCGCAACCATGCCGTAGCGAGTTTTGAAGCCAAGCTTCGACTGGAAGCTGTTCTCACCAACTGCACGGACCATCTGTAGTGGCACGTATGGGCAGTAGAACAGACCTGCGTCAAATGCGTTCGAAAAAGGTTCGA